CATACATCAGACTTTTCTGCTGAGATAATTTCTCCCGTAAGTGTGCGGGACTTATAAGTTTTTCCTACAAGTAGGTTTTCTATTGTATAGACATTTGCTGACATTTGCCAACCTCTTTCTTTTTGTTTAATTACTTTATTACTCTGTAATCCTATCATGGCAGGCTGACAAATGTATAGTTACTAGCGAGTAATCTTAAATAGTGAGACGCTCAACCTATGTGATAAACCTCACAAATCCTGGGGTTGTGGATAACTTACGTAACTTGTGGACGACACGCCCGAACGGGTCGAAAAATTTTGAGCAGTTTTAGATCTTGCTCAGGATTTTGTTTTTATTTTAACGTTGCGAGAAATTCCTCTGAATCCATGCAAGCGTCAAAGAATTTTTGCTCATCAAATCTAGGATTATCAGAAGCAAACCATTCACTGAATTCAAAAATTAAATCTTCAAAATCATGAGAGTCAATTCTATCAGCGAACTGATGTAAAATCTTTGCAGTTTCTACATAGTCTTTACGTGTCATCATCTTAGTACACCTCAACACTTTCTACATCTGCGACATTATCTAAACGCCATGTGTTATTTACAATTTCAATAACTTTTTCAATTGAATGGGCCTCATACGCAGGGTATGAGATTTGTCCGCTAGTGTTACGCACTGAAAGTTTTACGCCATTCATTAGTCGGCCACCTTTAGAATTGCATAGGACCCATTGGCATTTATTTCGTCAAGGATAGGTCCTAACTTTGGAGCGATTAAATCTTTAAGCATTGACTCAAGCATTACAATTTGCATTTCTTTTTCAAGGTTTACCAATTGCATTCCTACTGGATGAGTTTCGTCTACCTCTGTGATGAAGTGAAGTGAGTGTGGGATTTGTACCATTTTTAGTTTTCCTATTCTTTTAGTTTGAGTTAGTAAGTGTTTGAGTGCCACGAAGTGTGCCACTAATTCCGAGAGAGTCGCAAGCAACCTTTACAGATACGCCAACAGGTAATTGTGTTGGATAGGTTGAGATAAATTGAGCAACCTGACCTTTAGAGGATAGATTGATTTTTTTAGTAGAACCTGAAAAGGTTTCTAGTGTTATAGTGTAAGTCATTTATTGACTTCCTTTCTTTAAGTGATAAGACTATCCTATCACGGGGGGCTGACAAATTGGGGCACTTATTCGCTAGGCTCACTGTGATACTCGTCACATTTATTTGCTAGGCTCATTGCCTTGTCTGTCCTTATTTAATTGTTATACTAGAAGTATAGCAAGAAAATGTCAAAAAGTCAAATCTTGCTACGGCGTGTCGTGTGTTAGTTACATCACATTTACCCTGTGGATAACCCTGTGGATAACTTTTGTCGAAAATTTTTCAGGGGATCAATCCTGAAAAACTTTTTATTTATTATGCTCCGTTATGAATCCAAACTACAAGAGCAAAGCAAGTCATTGCGATTAGAATAACCAGCATTAGTTAGCCTCAATTTCATTTAGTAAATCCCAAAGTATTGGTTCTAACTCTAACGCAACTGCATCAAGTTTTTCTTGAAGTGTTTTCATTGTGATACCACCTCTACATGAAAAGCATTAAACTTTTCTAATTCGTTTTCGCTAAGTGGGCGAAGTGTTTTATTTAGAGCAAATACCGCCTCTAATTCACTATCTGATTCACATAGATACGAAACTAACACATTGTATTTAGTCATTATGCAATCTCCAATTCGTTATAGTCAATAACCTGAAAGTCATGTCTTTCTAGTGGCATAGCCTTTAGCCATGATAGTGCAGACTCAAAATCCTCAGCCTCAATAGTAACCATTAGGTCAAAGTTAAATAGTGTCATTACTTTACCTCCTCGTATAAAAAGTCCCAAGCCTTACGGCATAACACAATTGATTTGCAATTGTCACAACAGATAACCCCATGAGGGTTAAGGTCTAGGTCATAGACATCTACGCTGGCAGATGTCGCCCCACATACTGAGGGGAGATTAACAAAGGTACTCATCTTGTAAGTCCTTCCTTTCCATAAGTGTTAATAAAATCAGGGAGAGCCATTACGCCCTTGTAGTCTTTACATCTAGGGCAAAATCTATTCCACCCGTCAAATAGTGTTATGCAAAAAGCGCAAATGTTATCCATAGCGCATAAGCCTTGCTCATCTATAAATTGCATAGTGTCTAAGAATTGATTAGTCTGGTTCATTTAGATACATACCAATCTGTCCACATAGGGAATTGCTCAGGGTCACTATCATAGTAGTAACGCTCAATGTTTTGTTCGCAATCTACGCAGAAAGTAAATTGCTCATCTCCTACATTTGAGATAGCGGACACCATAGGGGTATGGTCTTTACATAGTGTGTTTAGTGTAGTCATAGTGACCACCTTTCTTTAGCGGATTTCTTTACCGCTTGTTTTTCTTTATACTGTAATTGTAGCATGGGGGTCTGACAAATTGGAGGGGACAAAAGGTATCAAAACGGACATTGTGAGATTAGTCACATGTGTTTCATGTCACATAGGTTATCCACACATGAATGGTCAGACCTGTGGATAACTTTTTTCGACATCCCCTGTGACGGACATCACATCCAGGACACGGCGTGTCGTCTTGACTTTTGGCGGTATTTATGATACCCTTACAGGTATACAATTAAATAACAGGGTAAAACAATGTGACCCAAATCACAAAAATACTTTCCCGACACGCCCGAGAAACAGGCTAATTTGTCAGTGGTAGGTGCTAGAATATTAGGTATAAAGATTAAATAAAGAAAGGTCAGATAAATGACACTAGATGAATACAAGGCTTATGTAGAAGCCCAGCGCAAGGAAAGCCTAGCGCAAGCAATGTCCCTACTAACGAAAGGTGCTAACAAATGAGCACACTAGAAAGAATAAGAGCAGAGCAACAGGCTCGTTATGCTATCCAACGAGAGAAGGATAAGGCTAAGATAGAGGCTATGTTTGCCAATAACTCTCGCCCACTAAATAACGATTACGAATTAAAGAAAGTAGAAAACTAATGAAAAGCAATTTTGAGATTACACAAGAGATTAACACTCTTGCTAAAAAGCACTATCAAGACATGGACTTAGCGTTTGTGTGGGGTTGTGCTCAAGCATTACTATCAACAAGTCAATTAGACATTATTCTTGGAATACTAAAAGATAAAGAGGTTAGTCAATGAGCGCAATGTACGCACACACCTGCGAGTCTTGCGGGGATACAGGTATCATTATTTTTGATGAAAAAGAGACCCGCATAGACCCTTGCAAATGTTAGAATAAATCAGTGGCACTAGTGTTAGAATTATTGACGGCACTAGTGCTAAGATCTTTGCACGCACCACACTAGTGTGCTCACTAATTAAATTGTTTATTCTACACAAAAGTATGTATCATACACTTATACAAAATATTCAGATTTTGGCAAAAGTGGTTTTTATAAAATTTTTCAGATTTGCCACGGTATGTGATAGAATATTACTATGGCCATACTAGATAACGTAGACAACAACACATATCCATTATTTGAACCAGAATCATCTTCTCTGGCTATAAAGGTTTTTTCAGATACATGCTGCAATGGATGTTCTTGCAAGTCTGAATCAGATCACAAACCAGAATAACTTTTTGTTATAATAAAATTATAAATAACTACTAAAGATTTGAGGGATATATGATAAACGATGGAATAAACGATGTTCCTAAAAACACAATAGCCATATTCCATCACGTTCTTGATGATGAAATAATAAAAAACATAATAAAACCTCCTAAAAAAAGAGATTGGTTTTCTTCTAATTTTTATAACTGTTTGCCACTTATGATTGGAAACCAATACGGATTCATAATTACTTTAAATTATGGGGTTAACGTAATTTGGAATGGTGGAGATAATAAAGATGACATTGATATTACTTATATAATTCCAGACACATTAAAAGTAAAAAATATAACAACCTTTAGTAGTTTTGGTAATGGAATAATAACAACAAGTTTAGGATCAGTGCTTAGAACTCCTCCTGGAATAAACCTTATGACTATAAATCCACCAAACTATATTCTTAAAAATGTCACAGTACTTACAGGTGTAGTTGAATCTGATAATATTCGTATGCCATTTACTGTTAACTTAAGAATACATGAACCTAATATAGTAACCTCATTTCCAGCGGGAACTCCAATAGCCGCATTTATACCTATACCAAGAATGTTTGCTGATCAATTTGAATTAAAAAATGCTACAGATATATTTGAAGATAAAATAGTTCAAGAAGAGTTAGATGTATCAAACATTGCTGATTCTGCAAGAAATGAACGAATTAATAGTATGCTTGGTCCAGATAGAAACTATTTTCGTGGACTAGACATTTTAGGTAATAAATTTAAAGAACATCAAAATGCAAAAGGAAAACTTGAAAAAGATACAGAATGATTGGTTTTACCATTTGCCGATAGGACATTTAGCATTTGCAAGCATTGACTTAGCAGCCATAAAACATCCACACTTCTTGCAGGTTTGAGTCATAGGTCTCAAGAAATCACAGCCTTTGCATATTTCTAAACGGTATTGAGCAACTTCCTCTGGCGACCTAGGAGATCCATTAAATAAATCCCAAGGTCTAACATCACGATCATTCTGGTCAGACATAGTTACTCAAATGACTTAAAGACTATATTAGCCAAACCTTGTGCATCTGCCTTTATCTTCTTTCTAGACAATATGACATTTGCTTCTTTCTCATCTTCATCAAGGTCTACCTCTTCAAGACTCTTTAAAAAGTCTGCATTAAAAAACTTAACAAGGTTTTCCACCAATAGTTCTTTTGTAGTTGTAATTTCCATAATACGATTATAGCAGATATGGAGCATATATCCAATGTTTGACCTTGTTAGGCATTGTATGCCTTATGTTGTCAAGGAGAGGTTTGTATACTCTATTTTTCGGCTTAACTCGTATACCGCCGAATTTTAAAGTAAATATAATGTATAATAGTTCTATTATGACAACCACCGATTGGGCTCAATTTATTCTTGCATTGCTTTCAATTGGAGCGATTATAGTTAGTTCAATTCGCTGGTACATAAAGATTCAAATCAAGCCTATCGCCGAAGCCGTAGAAGATATCCGTGCCGAGACTAAAACCAACGGCGGAACCAGTATGCGTGATGAAATTAAGGCAATTAAAATTGAACAAGAAGATGCAAAGGTTTTGCGTAAAGCAACTAGTGATAAACTAGATCATATGTACGATTTATTTGTTGACTATGTTTCTAAGAATTCTAAATAACTACTATATATAATATATAAGATATCTTTTAAAAACTTAACTATAGTATATTCTTTCTTATATATATTTAAGTATACACCAAAAGTTTTTTGTTTTAACGATTAATACCCTGGCTGATTATAACTTTTTATAACAATTTAGTATATAACTTTTTGTTACCATAGATATAACGTTTTGTTATAGTTCTATGTGTGCTGGTATAAATTAATGTTATAATGTGAGGGCTGGCACTCTAAGTTCTACCCCCACCCCACTGCGCTTAGAGTGTCCAGTTATGAATTATGGTATAATCTAATATTATGTGCTCTCCTTCAATTGAAAAACTTGGTGCTTCACCAGCCAACATCCAGTGGACAGTAGTCCGTGGAGACACAGCAACGCTTAAGGTAGAATTTCTTGAAGATGATGAAGTAACCAAATATGACACTGGTGGTTGGACATTCCTGGCAACAGCCTATGATCCAGCATCAGATACTCTAGATTTGCTAACAGTAGAGTCTTATGAAGATGGTGTTGTTTATATTATTGCAAAACCAAATACCACAAAAAACTGGGGAATAACAAAATATAAGCCAATTGTTGCAGAGTTAAGATTTGACCTACAAGCCACAATACCTGGAGATGGAGTATCAGGTGGTGGTGGGGATGAAATTACAAAATGGACTCCAGTTGTTGGAACGATATGCGTTCTTGGCGATGTGAGTGGAACAGTATGATAGTTAAAGTAACTTCTTATCCAGTCAACCTTCCTTCTACAGTCAAAGTTGGAAAAAAGATCTATAAAGTAAAGTAGAATAGTTTCATGGCAACAAACATGGAACCACCTCAGCCGTTAAAAAAGAAAAACTATTTAGACGCTGTAAAATCTTCAAGCCCACAAGAATTAGACAAACAATATATTGCCGTTCCTGGACTTCAAGGCGAAAGGGGTGAGCAAGGACCCAAAGGGGATAAGGGAGATAAGGGTGATACAGGGCCTCAAGGACCACAGGGAGAGCGTGGCAGGACTGGAGCACAAGGAGAGCGTGGCGAGCCTGGAAAAGGCGGAGAAGGCTATGATTCAATTTCAGGACAATATCCAGGCTGGGCATACTATAAAAATGGATCAGACAAACTTACTATTCTAGGGCCACAAAGAGGAGATGATGGATGGGTATCTATTAATTTTTACCCAAACATTGAAACCTCCAATCAAGACTATATTATGAAAAATAGTAATGAACTTTGGCTATCCGATATGAACATGTTTAATTTTAAAGGATTAAAACTAGGGGCTAAGGTTGATATAAGGTATGACTTTACAATAACAACTGAGTCAAACTACACAGAGTTATGGCTTAGAACATTTAATGAAAAATATTCAAACTCTCCTACTTCATATGTAGCAAACCTTAAATACCAATATTCTTACGATATGTCATTTTTTCAAACAATCTATATGGATGATCAAAGAATTAAAGGTTATGGTGCAAGACCTCAAGCAAGAACTGACTCAGAGAGCAGCCTATTACTAAAAGGCATCTATATATCAGTTTGTTAATGGTATAATAAAGTAGGAGGAATAATGGCATTTCCAGGCACATATAATTTTAGTTATTACCGTGGTGACACTTATCAATTTGTAATCCGTCCAAAAAATGCAAATGGATCAATTTTTACTCTTGATGACTACGATGGCGGATCATTATTTACAATAGCAAATAGACGTGGTAATACAGGAACTCAGATTGCAGCAACTTCTGTAGTTGATACAAACAATCACATAGTTACATGCACAATTACTCCAACACAAGGAAGAGAACTTTCTTCTGGTACAACTTATGTTTATGACGTTCAGATTGAAAATGGTGCAGGAACAGTCTTTACTCTTCTTACTGGATCTATAACAGTAACAGATGACGTAACTGGAGCAGTTTAATGCCAGATGTAGTTTTATCAAACGATGACTTAACTGTTTTGGCTGGTCCTTCAACAGTTGAACTACTTGTTGATATTGGCCCAGCAGGAACACGTGGAAGTAAATTTTTTGCAGGAGTTGGAAATCCAAATTCAGATAATACATTAAACCCAATATTAAATGATATGTATATTAATTCAGCCCCAGGGCCAGACTATGGGTATTTATACCAGTATGTATCAGAGCCTGGTGGAGATTTATGGATTGAAGTTTTAAGAGTAAGCCCTGTTATTTATTCTAAGTTGCACATAACAACCTTTAATTCAGGGACAAGCGCTTATGCAGGAAGTGGATCAATTGTAATTCCAATAACAGATATATCTAGCGCAGAAGGTCTTATTGCAGAAAACTTTAGTGTCCAATATTCTATTCAAAACTCTAATCCTCTTGCATCTTCTTTATCTTCCGTTGAAATTTCTGGAACAGATTTAGTAATTAATCTTGAGGCTTCAGAGTTTGATGGTACTTGGTCTGCATTTGATGCAGAGGTTTCTGTTCATATATTTATATCGGTTGTGATATAATGAATCAGGTGAAATGACATGGCAGCAGAATCAATAGGAGCAATATACTCCACAAAAATTCCAGGGTATTCAGACAATGCCGATATTCAGGCTGCATTTAAACTTTACCACTATGGATCATTAGATTATGATTCAACTAATGAAAATGTTGCAAGCCTAGTAAGCCCATCTATAGCACACACACTAAATAATCTTCAAAGTCAAATCACTGGTTTAGACCCTGCAGGATCTGTTTCAAAAAGTATTATTGACGCTAAAGGAGATTTATTGGTTGGATCTTCAAACGACAACGTAGATAATCTTGCTCTTGGAAGCAATGGATATATTTTAACAGCAGATTCAGCACAAACACTTGGAGTTAAATGGGCTGCCCCTGCAGTAACAGAAACAAACTCAATTACTTTTACAAATAAAACTATTTCCTATGATTCAAACACCTTTGATGGTGTTGCTTCTGAGATAATGGTTTTAATGGGGGCTTTGTAAAATTTAAAAAATATAGTGTATAATATCACTATGACCTACTTAGGAGGTAGTAATTAATGGCTACAACAACAAAAGCACTAGCAAGAGCAGCAGCAGCAACGTCTTCTGCAACTCTTTATACAGTACCATCATCCACCACAACTGTGGTAACAAACATTGCTGTTACAAATACAGCAGGATCAGCAGGAACATTTTCTCTATTGCTAGATGATGTATCACTTCATACAACAGCAGCAATCGCAGCAAATACAACTGTTTATATTGATCTAAAGCAAGTTCTTGCAACAACCAAGACTATTAAAGGTTTTGCATCAGCAACATCAATTAACTTTCACATCAGCGGAGTGGAGATAGCATAACATGGGTATCGCAACATTTCCAGCAGGTTCATCAGGACTTTCATCAGTTGTAAAGTCTGTTCAAAGAGGAGTAGCATCATCAGCAGGTAACGTTACAATTACTGCTGTTGATATTTCAAAAACCTTAGTTAACTCATTCTCAACAGCATCAAGTGGTACAGTAGCAGCATCTGGTGCTATTTCAGCAGCAAGTGGTACAGCGTCGTCATTTTCTTTAAACGCCACTTCTGGTTCTGGTAGCGTTTCTAACTCTGGATATCAAGGCATGCCTTCTAGATACGGTGGATCTTCAGCAGGTTCATCGGTTGCTGGTAATCTTAACGTAAGCATGAATGCTGCAAGTGCTAATGCACAGAACGTATCTTTAAATGCAACAAACATATCTGGCGGAACAACAAATTTAATTGCTGGAGTAAATGGTGCTTATCTTACAACTAGCACAAATCTTGCTGTAACTGGTGCATGCCGTTACGAAATCGTAGAATATTTCTAAGGAGAATATAAATGAGACATTATGTACAATTAAAAGACGGAGTAGTATTTGCTGCTCACCAATCTACAAGTGAAGTTGATGATTCTGGTCCAAATGTTTGGGCTGTTGATGAAGATGGATCAGATAAAGTTGGAAAACTATATGATAACGGAAATTTTTCTGATGCACCAGTAATTAAATATGCCACTATAGATGAATCAAACGGTAATACTGTTGTTGGTATTCACAGCACAGTATTTTCTTCAGAAGTAACTGGTCCAGTCATAACAGATAGTGCCGTAAAAGTCTTATGGACATGGAACGGCACAGAGTTTGTACCACCAAACATTGTTGAACCAGTTGAAATAATTATGCCTGTTGAAACAGTTCCAATGATTGAAACTGAGCCTGAAGCATAATAAATTCTTAAAAGTTATAAATTAATTAAATAAAAATTTTTAATTTAACTTTTTAAAAATTTAATGATATACTAGAATGTATGAAGTTATTTAAAAAAAACACATACAAAGATATTATATTTATTAATAACTCTTCTTATCCTGCCTCTAAAGAGTATTTTCCAAAACCAGCGTCATCTCATTTGCCAGACTGGTATAAAAAAACACAATCTTATGTTGGAGACGAAAAAAAAGTAGGAATAAATGCTCAATCAACTGGAACAATTAAAAAATGTATTCCAGTTTTTGATGCTTTGTCTGCGGGTTATATTATTACAACATGCTATGATGTATTAGTAAAAAAGAATGAAAACAATGAAACTGTTTATATTCCAAGCATTGACGTACCTTTACAGTTTCATTCTACAGAGCAGGCTCCGTATCATCCGTTTATGAACCATCACCTTTTTCCAAAATGGCTAAACCCATGGGGAATAAAAACTCCAAAAGGATATTCTTGTTTATTTGTTCCTCCAGTGCATGGAGGAAACCAAATTTTTACTGTACTAGAAGGTATTGTTGATACTGATAGATATTTTGGTCTAATTAATTTTCCTTTTGTTTTAAATGATGTTAATTTTGAAGGCATGATTCCAGCAGGAACTCCTATAGTGCAGATAATTCCAATAAAAAGAGACGAATGGAGATCTAGTTTAGGATCAGAAAAAGATCTTAAGGACCTTGTTGAATCAGATACCTTTATAAGAACCAAATTTTTTGATAGATATAAAACTATGTTTTGGGATAGAAAGTCATACAAATAATGTTTAAGAAAAAAATAAATAAAATTCGTCATGCTGTTTCAAATGATTCTTTTCCAACTATCCATCCAGCCAAATCTGTGGTTCCAGATTGGTATAAAGAGCAGCCAAAGTTTTCTAACGGAGTTAAAGATATAAAAAGATTGCCAATTGATTTAAGTTTTAAAATGTGTTCATCATTTGGAGATACTTTTTTATCTGGATATTCTGTTCCCCTTCCAGTAGATATTGCAGTTGAAGAGGTAGACGGAAAACCAATAATATCTTGGGCTTCTATCGCAACACAAAAAGGATTTTTAGAAATTAGAGATAAATCATTTTCTGAAAAATTACCTACTCCAGAAGGATGTTATGATCATCATATAGTTTGGATTACACAATTTTACATCGATATACCAAAAGGATACAGCGCTTTATTTACTCACCCACTTAATAGATACGACTTACCATTTATAACTTTAAGTGGAATAATAGATGGAGAATATTCAGTTCCTCCAGGATCTGTTCCTGTATTTTTTAAAAAAGGTTTTCAAGGGATTATTCCAGCAGGAACTCCAATAATGCAAATACTTCCTTTTAAAACTGAAAATTGGGAATCTATACATGATCAATCAATTAAAGAAGAGGCAGACATTAATAACTTTAAATCAACTAATGCAGCATTTGGTTGGTATAAAAAAAATATTTGGAAAAAAAAGTTTTATAACTAATGAATATTTTTTCTAACTCAGAAGAGTGGTCTAATCTTAGCATTAAAAAAACTGGTATTCCGAGACCATACGCTATAGTGCCTAAAAAATATTATTTTAAAAATAATAAAAGATATTTAGCAAAAAAAATAACGATTCCATATCAGTCCACACCTGGAGAAAATGAACCAATTAGATTAAATATGGAAAATGAAGAGTATGTAGTAAGTAATGACCTTTGTTCATATTGTGGACTGGATATAGATAAAAATATCGATTCCGCAAGATGGATGATAGAAAAAGAAAAAGATGCAGAAAATGATTTAAGAGATTTTGTTCCTTCAGATTTTCGTCCATTTCACATAGAGTGTATTAAGCAGGCAAGAATATATTGTCCGTTTATGAGAACTTTAGATGATTCTAATTTTGATATAAAAAAACAAGAACTTAATTTAGAACTTGCAAAAAAATATACTGAAGAAAGATTTCGTATAAGGTGGAAACTAAAAGATAGATATTATATAAATGATTAAAGCATAAAAATACCCCCAAGGACAAAATCCAAGGGGGTTATTTTTTATATAAAACTATTTAGGAAATTTATTCATCCACATTCTAGTTTTAGGTGTTATGCCCTTCCAAGAAGACCAATCTTCTCCACCCCTAGACATGTAATATGCAATCTCAGCATTTTTTACTGGATTAAACAATTCAGCGTTAGAGTCAAGATCAAACTTATCTCGTCTATCTGGACCTAAGTTATCAATCATATTAATTTGAAACATCCCGTAGGATGAGTCCCCAGTCTTATGGTTTCCGTTAAATGCTAAAGGACGACCATTAGATTCTTTCTTGGCTATAGCCCAAGCCACTACTAAATCCTTGCCTTCAAATCCCACCAGAGAAAGCAACTTCTTTAATTCAACATCTGTAAGATGTGTTTTGTTTTCATAACGTTCTAACATTTTTGCTTTAGAAACAACAAAAGCCACCTTGTGGGTGGCAGCAGGGTTTTCAGCCTGTTTAATTAGTAAGTTGTTT